AATGATATCTGTTGAAATCTGGCAAGCGCGTACAGCCACCCTTTCAGGCAGTAACGCAGTCGATTTCCAGCCAAGCCCTTACCGAATGAGCGCACAGCTTCTCGCTAAGGTGCGAGGATTGATCGCACATGCGCTAGACCCTCGCTCAATGGTGGGCTAATGCCTCCAGTAGCGATAACTACACTACGCACTACTTTAGCCACCGCGCTAGTAGATAACACTAAATACCAAACTTTTGCTTTCCCACCTGCCACAGTTCTTGCTAACTCTGTGATCGTGTCTCCAGACGATCCTTATTTGACTCCCAGCAATAACCAGCACATCACTATTAGCCCAATGGCTAACTTTAAGATTATTATGACCGTTCCTTTGTTTGATAATGAAGGCAACCTTAACGGCATAGAAGATACTGTTTGTGGCGTGTTTGCCAAGTTAGCAGCATCATCTCTGATCTATAATGTAAGCGCAATAAGCGCACCAAGTATTCTCAACGCTGCTTCGGGTGACCTACTCAGCTGTGAGATGTCAGTATCAATCCTAACGAGTTGGAGTTAAACCATGACCGATATGGAACAATGGGAAAAAGATAATAAAGCCTTCCTGATCAAAATCGGTCAGGTAGAAACAACAACATCAAAGCCAGTAACTACTAAGAAAGACGAGGAATAATCTCATGGCTGTATTTCTAAACAACAAGGTCGGCGTGAAGATTAACTCTGTTGATCTTTCAGACCTAGTAACGGCAGTAACAATCAACCGCGTATTCGACGAGCTAGAAATCACAAGTATGGGAGATGCTTCTCATCGTTTTGTAAAAGGTTTGGAATCATCTACTGTAACAATTGACTTCCTAAACGACACAGCAGCGACAAAGACATTGGCAACACTACAAGCTGCTTGGGGTACAACAGTCACATGTGTATTCCTACAGGAAAAGGGAACAGGAGTATCTGCTACTAACCCTCTTTACACAGTGTCACTTCTAGTCAATAACACAACAGACATCAATGGTGCTGTTGGCGACATTGGCACACAGTCAATCACATTTACTGCTAACTCAACAGTCGCAGTAGCAACTACAGGCACATTCTAATCAACTAAACAAAGGGGCTAATCATGGCAAAACTAAAGATCGTTCGTACAGATGGAAGCGTGTTAGAAGGCGAGATCACTCCAGCAGTGGAGTACGCGTTTGAGCAATACGCTAAAAAGGGTTTTCACAAAGCTTTCCGTGATGAGGAAAAGCAGACGGATGTTTATTGGTTGGCATGGGAAGTCACTCGCAGGTCAGGTGAATCTGTTAAGCCTTTTGGTATGGATTTCATTGAGACACTACAAAGTGTCGAGGTGCTTGATTCAGACCCTTTAGCTTAAAGCGCGATCTTCCATTCACCTATCTAATCGCTAGGCTAAGCATTAGGTTGGGAATCGCGCCACAGCAGTTATTAGATTTAGATAAGACCATGCTAGATGCTCTAGTGCAAGGTCTCAAAGATGAAGCACAGGAGGTCAGTAATGCCAGCAAGCGTAAAGGGCGGCATTGAACTCCGTAAAGCCTTACGAAACTTTAGCCCTGATTTGGCTAAGCAGTTGCCAAAAGATGTTGGTGCAGCCTTGAAGCCAATTACAAAAACTGCTAAAGGCTATCTTCCAGATAACGGGCAAGTCCTTAGCGGATGGTTAGCAAGAGAAAACTCTGATGCTCGCTTCCCTACTTATGATGCCAAGATTGCTAAAGCAGGAATTGGTTATAAGACAACACCTTCTAAGGCTAATCGCAGAGGATTTAGATCTCTGGCTCGTGTATTTAATAAAAGTGCAGCTGGAGCAATTTATGAGACTATGGGGCGTAAGACTCCATCTAGTATTTTTGTACAGAATCAAACTGCCAAGTATGGATCATCTATGAAAGGTGATGCAAAGATGCAAGGTCGCGCATTGTTTCGTGCTTATGATGAAAACAATGGCAAGGCTAGAGTTGCAGTACTTGCAGCTATTAAATCAGCAGCCGATCAACTTAATGCAAAAGCGAAGGTGTAACCTATGGCAAACATAGTCATTGACATTGCATCCGAATTTACGGGTGCAAAAGCCTTTAAGCAAGCAGACTCATCCACGGATAAATTAGGTAAGAGTGTTAAATCTTTAGCCAAGACATTGGGCGTTGCTTTTAGCGTTACAGCTGTTGTTGCTTTTGGAAAAGCATCAATGAAGGCTTTTGCAGAGGATGAAAGAGCCGCATCCCGATTAACTAAAGCTGTTGAAAACCTTGGTTTAGGCTTTGAGGATGCAAGGATCAAGACATTTATTAGTGATCTTGAAAAATCAGCAGGAGTAGCAGATGATGTTTTACGCCCAGCCTTTCAAAGCCTTTTGCAGACCACTGGCTCAGTTGCTAAATCTCAAGAGTTATTAACACTTGCTTTAGATGTATCTGCTGGCAGTGGAGTCGATGCTGCTCAAGTCTCTAAAGATTTAAGCCTGGCTTATTTAGGACAAACAAAGGGATTATCTAAATACAATTTAGGTCTTACCAAAACGGAATTACAGACTGTTGGATTTACTAAGATCCAAGAAAAATTAAACGAGCAATTTGCAGGGCAAAACGCTACAAGATTAACCACCTATGCTGGCAAGATGGAGTTGCTCAAAGTAGCAGCTGGCAATGCCCAAGAAATCATTGGAAAAGGTTTAGTCGATGCCTTGAGTAATTTAGGTGACGACAATTCTATTAATAATTTAGCAACCTCTATGGAAAATGTGGCTACAAAAACAGCAGATGTTATTCGTGGCATTGGTGTATTGATCGCCAAAGTAAAAACTATTCCGGGTTTCAATTCTGATTTTGGCGTGTTATACGACATTTCTTATTTCGCTATATTAGAAAAAATGGGTAAAGCAGCAGCCATTAAACCTAAACCATTTAGCACACCAATGACGATTTCAAGTTCAACGGATTTGGCAGTCAAAGAGGATAATGCCCGTAAGGCAGCAGAAGCAGAGGCAAAAAAGCGTGCTGCTGAATTATTGGCAATGCAAAAGAAAACACTAAAGTCTCAGCAAGATAATCTTAAATTATCAAAGGCTAAGGCTATCTTTGACCTTCAGAAGATCCAGATTGAAGCAGCTCTAAAAGGCAAGCTATCAGAAGAGGATCGCATCCGCTTGAAGTTAATGCAAGCTATTGAAGATGAGAACATTAGCCAGATCGAAAAATACACAAAGATGCTTGATGATGCTCAAAAGAACACAGAGAAGTTAGTCAGTACCCTTGCAGGCATTAAGCCTTTGGACGATGTCTTTAAGAACTGGAACTTCATGGGAGTCAAGGAGCAACTAGCATCCCTGCAGTCATACTTTAATGGCTTTGCTGGATCTGCTGCTTCTGCTTTCAATGCACTCAATCAACAGCAGCAAGCCGCACTCGGTGGCTATAAGCCTTTTGTTGGAGCTTCTATTCCATCCGTCTCAGCAACTAATCCATCCATGCCTTCTGCTGTTGGATTAGGTACAAGTGGTACAGGCAACCAGTTGCCTGCTGGAGTTACAATCAATGTAAATACAGGCATTGGAGATCCTAACGCCATTGCAGAAGCCATTGACGATGTTCTTACTCAGGCAATCAACCGCGGCACTATTAGAAATAACATACTAAACGCAATATGACATGGCTTCCAGAGTGGCGAGTGACAGTAGGTGACGATGTCTATACGACTGTCACTTCTGTCTCGTTTGCATCTGGTCGATTAGATATTGACCGACAATGCACAGCAGGTTACTGCCAAGTAGAAATTATTAACACCACTGGGGCAGATTTCACAATCAATGTGACAGAGCCAGTAACTCTAGAGCTAAAAAATGGCAGTGGAACTTATGTAACTGTATTTGGTGGAGAAGTATCCGATTTCAATATCGGAGTGAGAAGCCCAGAGGAAACTGGCTACATCACCACTGGCACAATTCTTGGCATTGGCTCACTGGCTAAACTGACAAAGGCTGTCTATAACACAGCCCTTGCAGAAGGATTAGACGGCGCACAGATTGCAGCTATTTTAGGTTCAGCTCTTAATCTATCGTGGGCAGAAGTAACTCCTACCCTTACATGGGATACTTATCCAGCCACAGTCACATGGGATGAGGCCGAGTCCTACATTGGCACTATTGACTCAGGCTTCTACACAATGATCGCACTTGCAGCTAGTGCCTCTGCCAAGTCTCAGACCCTTGCAGATCAGATTGCTACTAGCGCACTAGGTCAGCTTTACGAGGAGAAGGATGGAGATGTCTCTTATGACGATGCAGATCACAGATCTAACACTCT